CGAACTCCTGGCCTTTCTTGATGTCGCCCTCGCGCAGCTCGCGCTGCTTCGTCTCGGCCTGCTGTTCCAGAACGCCCGCGCCGAGACCCTGCAGCGCCTTTGCAAGGATGGCGGTCGCGGGGATGGGGGCCTGGACGCCCTGATAGGACGAGATCTCGATCGGCTGGAACGCCTGCTGCTGCAGGATCTCGGCGTACTTCTGACGCCGAGCGATGTCCGCCTTCTGGGCCTCGTAGGGATCCGGCAGGTTGAAACCGACGGCCATGTCACAGGGCTCCGTAGTTCACGGCCATGTAGCCGCTGGGGAGATGGATCACCGCTTCCGGCCTGACTTCCAGCACCTCCTGCGCCATCACGCCTCGCTCTCGGCTGCCGAAGATGTCGTACTCGTAGATGCCGATGCCGAGCGGATGCTCTCCGATGCGAACGATGTTCGATTTCAGCCGGCGATCCGAGATGGCGGTAATGGCGGCGGGCGCATAGCGCAGCGCGGAGCCGGCCAGCATTCCGAGGCCCTGCATCTGCGCGTTGAGGCCGCTCTGCGAGATGCCGTACTGCTGCATCGCATTCTGCCCCGCCGCCTGCGCCGCGCCGAAGATCGGGGCGGGCGCGACCTGCTGGCCCTGATACGCGCCGAACTGCGGCATCTGGATCTGCGAGCCGCCCATCAGGCCGATGATCTCGTTCAGCGGGACCGACCGCAGCGCCAGCTCGCGCTGCAGCGCCTGCGCGCGCGCTTGGTTCTCGAAACCCATCGCCGCCTGCTGTTCCGACGCCGCCTGCGCGCGAGCCTGCGTGTCGAGGCCGATGCCCTGCAGCGCCGCCTGCGAGCGCAGGTCGTTCTCCTGCTGCTGCTGCTCGCGGATGGCGGCGTTGTACGCCTCGCCGCCGCGCGCCAGCCCCTGGTTGGCGAGCTGCGTCTCTAGCTGCGCGCGCGACCGCTGGATCTGGGGCTCCAGCCTCGCCATGATCGCTTCCTGCGCGGTCGTCCCGGCGTTGACCGGGGCGCGCGGCAGCCCCGACAGGTCAAACACGGTGTTGAGCTCTCCCGTGCCGGTCTGGAACGGGGTCGAAAGCGTCCGCTCCGCGGTCTGGACGCCTTGCAGTCCTAGCTCAGCGAGGCGGCGGTCCACTTGCTGCTGCGCCTGCAGCGTCGCCTGCGCCTCGGGCGTCAGGGTCTGCGTGACGGTCGGGATGTCGCCCTGATAGGTCACCGTCTGGCTGCCGAGCGGGCCGTAGATGTTGGGGTTCGACAGCATGGCCGAGGCGCGCGCGGCCTCGACGTTCGCCGCGCCCTGCGCCTTGGCGGCGCCGGCATAGTCAGGGGCCGGAGGTGCGGACGCTTTCTTGCCCATGGCTGTCTCCAAGGAAGCGGCAGGTCTCCCGCCGCATGGTGTAGATGATCAGGTCGCCGCCCGGCGCGGCATCACGCAGGCAGGCCTCCTCGACAAAACCGAGGCGGCGCAAAAGTCGGATGCTGCGGATGTGGTCCGCGGAGGTCGTCGCGACAATCTTGCGCGCGCCCAACTGGCAAAACGGATAGTCGAAGATCGCCAACAGAAAGCCGCGCGTCAATGGCCTGTCGGCCGCAATCTGGCCTTCGATAGATGCGCCGTTCCAGTCACGGTACGAGGCGCCCGCGGTCAGCCGCCCATCGCTCTCCCAGCCTATTGCCGACATGCAAACCGGATCGAAGAATCCGCCAATGCGGTCCATGACCCAATGGCCGACAACCGGTCCAGCGACGATCATATGCCGTTCCAGCCGGGCATGAAGACGACGTCGGTTGCGGCCCATTCCAGCGACAGGCCCTTCGACGCCGAGCGGAAGTTGACCGACCCGCAGTAGCCGACGCCCGTGACACCCTGCCAGTTCACCGAAATGTTCTGCCCGGCGCCCCACGTTCCGTTGTCCCAGAGCGACGTATCCCAAACCGCGCTGGTTTGCGGCAGATAGGCCAGCGGCGCCGAGGTGTCGTTGACCTGGAAGTCGATGTTCATGCCGACAAAGACTGCCGGCTGGCCATCTGCGAACAGGTTCGGCCTCGCGCGGGTGAAGATCTTCTTCTGGCCGCGCGACCCGAAGTAGTTGAACGCCTGCAGCGCGCCTGCCGAGATGGCGGCGCCGTCATCCGAATGGTCGTCGGTCCATGCCTTGGCGACGTAGTCCGTGCCGCCGAAGAACAGATCCTGCTTGTGCAAGCAGAACGTGTTGGCGTTCCAGCCAGTGAAGTTGCACCAGCTCTGGACGATGGTGTTCATGACGTACTGCTGCTGAGACCCAACGCCGACAGGGATGTTGACGATCACGGCGTTGAACTTGGGCGCCACGCAGATTTCCCATCCGAACGAGCCGGAATAGGCGGCCGTTGCAGCTGCGAAGGCGCCCTGGATCTTGTTGGTCAGCGCGACACTCTCGGGCGCCACGCGCGCGCTCTGTAGCGCCTGCGAGAGCGGGAACAGGCCATCGAAGGCGATGTATGCCAGATCGCCGGCGAACTTCGCCAAGCACCGCTTGCCCATCGGCGAGCCCATCGCCCAGACGCCGACCAGCGACCACGTCGAGATGTTCGACGGGTCGGTGCCGCGGTAGATGATGATTTCGCCCTGCGTCGTCACGAACACGAGGTTGTCGTCGAGGCCGAAGCCGGCGTCGATAGTCCAGACGCCGATCGCGAGCAGGTATCCGCCCTTGCGCGCCACCGATGACAAGTCAAGCACCTGCGCAGCGCCGCCCACCGACTGGGTTGGCAGGTACCATGCCTTCAGCGTGTTGCGCTGGATGAACCACAACCGGTTCTTGAATAGGCAGACGTTGTCCAGCTCGCTGGTCGTGACCCCGGTGATCGCGGGCGTCGAAGCTCCGGTGATGGCCGTCCAGGTCGAGCCATCGTAGAGCAGCGGGTTGTTGCCGCCGCTGACCGCGTACAGGAAGTTGCCACCTGGCGTCGCGACGTTGGTGCTTTCCCATCGACTATTGGTCAAGCCGCTGACCACCGCAGCGCCTACCGCGCCGGCGCTGGTGACGTTGTAGATCGAGTTGCTGGAGATCGCGAACAGCGACTGCGTCGTTGCGCCGTTGTACGGCATCAGCGTCTCGACCTGACCCGGCAGGCCGGTCGCGTGCTTCTGGTAACCGCCACGCAAGACGACGTTGGTGGCGGTCGGGAAGTAGTTGGTCAGCGTCACCGCATCGGTGGGCTTCATGTTCGCAAGGCTGTCGCGCGCATTCCACCCGCCGATCGGAGACGGGATCGACGCGACGCGCGCGCTGGCTTGCTTTGCGGCACGCAAGACTGGGGCGGGCCGGACCATCTCAGGTCGACCCGTAACCGCTGTCCGGGATGTTGTCGTAGCCGATCAGCACCGTGCCCGGGCGCGGCGCGAAGGACAGGTTGGCGGCCGACATGTCCTGCGCCATCGCCGTCTCCAGCTCGCGCAGGAAGTCGCGATAGAGCGCCGTGGTATCGAAGCCCTTGGCCTCGAAATACTTCAGCTTCGTCATGAGGACCATGACGCGGTCCGGGTAGATGCAGGTGTCGTCGTCAGCCGTGAAGCTGTTCTTGATCGCGCCCGAGGACGACAGCGCCCAGCCCTTCGACCTGTACTCAAAGCCGAGGTATTCGGCGGTCGTGGTGGCCGGCCAGATCTGGAAGTACGCGCCGTAGAGGCGCCAGCGGATGCGCGGGCCAGTCGAGATGTAGCCCGACAGCAGCCATTCCCACTGCTGCGGGCTCTCGGGGCCAAGCATCTCCCAGCGCTTCGACTTGTCCCACTGCGTTCGCGGTACCAGCGCGTCGTAGTCGGCCGGCAACGAGTACTTGGTCTTGGCGAAGGTGATGCTTGCCGCGGTGCCCGGGCCGCCCGGGTTCTGGTTCAGCGTGACCTGCGTGCCGCTGTCGACGGTCTCGATGAACGTGTCCTGGTTGATGCCCGTGCCGACGGCCATGTAGGTCGAGTCGAGGCCCGTGGTGTCGGGGATGCCGGTCACCTGCGGCGACGAGGTCGTCCATGTGCCGGTCGTCGTCAGGTATTGGACGGTGAAGCGGTGCGGCCGGGTCAGCTCGCGCCAGTCGTGACGCTTGAGCAGCTCGTAGCCGCTCGCGTTCATCAGCGCCAACGTCTGGATGACGTCCTGCGAGTTGTTCCCGGCCACGGTAGACGGCGAGACGAGGCCCAGCTCGTTGCAGACCTGCTGGACAAGCTGAACCATCGTCGAGCCCATGTCAGGCGCTCCTGTCCATCGGCGGACGCCCGCGACGCGGTCCCTCGCCCTTGGCTTCGATCAGCTGCGCGACCTGGGCCTGCAGCGCCGCGAGCTGCGCCTTGGCCTCGGCCAGCTCCGCATTCGCGGTGCTTTCGCTCTTCATCCGCAGGAACGCCTGCGCCTTGAGCCGAAGGCCGACGCCACCCATGCCGACCCGCATCACCTGCGCGTCGCTGGCCGTGGCCACCTGCTCCACGGTGCGGAACTTGAGGATCTGCAGCTCCGCGACCTGCCCGTCGGTGATGTCGCCGGGCGCGGCGTGGTGCCAGTCCTCCAGCTTCGTGCCGGGGATGTCGCCGTTCTCGTTCTGCATCTGGAAGTGCAGCCACTGGCGCGGGAACCGAGCCTTGTGGTCGTCGCGCACCGGCTGGTCGATGATGTTCGTCGTGTCGCCGGGCACCATGATGCGGATGAACGGACGCCCCATCTCCTTGTGGGTATAGAACTCCACATGGAGCTTGGCGTCCGCGTTCGCGTCGTCGCTGTCGAGCGGCATGATCAGGCGCCCGCGATGCTGATCCAGGTCGTCGCGGACGTCGCGATGAACAGGACGCGCGTGGTGGCGGTGACGCTGAGCGAGGACGCGCCGGCGTTGATCGTCGAGCCGGTGGCCGGGTAGACGGTCAGCGTGCTGGCGCCCGCGTTGTAGACGCAGACGACCGCGCCGGCTTCCGTTGGCGGCAGCTTGACGCCAGTCGATGCCGCCGTGGTCGCGACGGTATTCCAGACCGCGGAGAGCTGCAGCGCGTCGGCGGCGGTCGTGCCCGTGGCCGTCAGGCCGGTGGCGCCGTCACCGCAGATGGAGGTCGTGGCGAGGCCCGAATTGCCCGAGGCCAGCACGCGAGAGGGGATCGGCATAGTCAGTTCCTTTCCTTGCCCATGAGGGCGGCAACGGTCGGGAGAAGCCCCGTCCCGTGAACATACAACTCCGCATCGCCTTCGCACAATTGACGCGCGGCCGTCTGGTACTCCACCGCCTGCCGAACCATCCATGGCGCAGCGATGAAGCGCCTGTCGCCGACCCGGTATTCCTGCCGATCGTCGTCATCGTTCAGCGCCTGGGCGTAGGCATGGCCGTCGCCGGCCTCGGAGTAGCTGCTGTCGAAGCCGAAAAGGTGGATCTTGCGGTGACCGAGCGCGTAGGCGATCGACAGGGCCTGCAGGCCGACCGTCGTGCCGCCGCCGATCAGGACCGCCTCGCGGCGGCCGATCCACTCGTCGATTTCGGGGTAGGCCGGGTGCCAGAGCGTCTGCGGATGCCCGGCAATGGCCGCAAACAGCAGCGGGTGGCACTGGCTGGCGATCAGGTAGTGCTGAGCCTTGGGACCATCGACAAAGGCGACGTTCTCGGGCCGGGCGTCCAGCAGGACGTGGAAATTGGCCGTCACGCCAGCCGAGTGCAGCAGCCGCACCGTGCCGT